TCCGCGCGCCCCCTTGGACGCGTCCTTACCGGCGTGGTGGATCAGCAGGCACATCGCGCCCGTCGCCTCGCGCAGTCCGCGCGCGTGGCTCAGGGCGAGGCCCATGTCCTCGCCTGCGTTCTCATTTGCGCCCGGCGTCACCTGCGCGAACGTGTCCACGATCACCAGATCCGCGCCGCCGGCTGCGACGATCGAGGCGACCACTTCCTTGACCTCGTCAGTCTCCAGAAAATTCGGCGCGGCCGTGATGATGCCGATGCCCAGATTGGCCGCGTCGATCATGTTGTGCTGGCAGTAGGCGGCAATGCGCTTGGGGTAGCCTCCGCCGCCCTCGGCGGCGATGATGATCACGCGCCCCTTCTTGACGCGCCTGCCGCGCCAGTTGACGCCCCGGCCGATCGCGGCCGCCATGTCGAAGGCGGCGAAGCTCTTGCCGGAGGTGCTGGCGCCGTACATCACGCCCAAGTCGGCCATGGGCACGACGCCCTTGATCATCCACTCGGACGGCGGCCTCTTCGACACGGCGTCGGCGCTGTGCACGGGGTACTTGCCGGTGAAGCCCTCGGGCGTGCGGACGCCCTCGGAGGGGGGCAGGGCGGCGATTTGTTCAGCGGTATCGGCGGCCACCGCCTTGAGGTCTTCGGCCGTGGCCGCCAGCGTAGGGCGCGGCAGGGGCAGTCCCGCGTCCTTGGCCATCTTCAGCACGGATGCCATGGTCACCGGGCGCCTGCCGCTGCGCCGGGCGAAGCTCTCCCACTGCGCCTTCAGGGCCTCCTCCGAGGGGTACTTGCCGCCGTTCTCGGACCATTCGTTCCAGAGGTCGAAGCCGATGTCGTCGCCCTCGGTCTCGTGGTGCAGGGCCATGCCGACGCGGATCCACTCGTCGCGCCCCATGTCGGGGTCGAGCCCCGCCAGCAGGGTCTGCATCTGCTCGACGCTCAGGCCTACCTTGGGCTCGAGCCCGGCCCACGGGTCGTCATTGTCCACTGCGCTGGGCGTGGGCGTGCTGCGGCCGAAGCGGGCCTCGCACAGGGCGCGGGTGTTGTCGTCCACTTCGGCGATCGTGTCCTCGAGACCGCACAGCTCGATCCCGGCGAGGACGTTGCCCGTAAATGTCACGAAGCCGGTGCTGCTGAAGGTCTCGAAGCCGAAGCGGGTCTCGTCGGCGAAGGACTTGTGATTGCCCAGATTGCCCTTCACGAATGCCCTGACGCCTTGACCGCTGGGCGACCACTCGGCGTAGGTGCGGCCGACGATCGCCAGCACCTCGGGGGGCAGGCGCCCGTTGACGACGCACTTGTCGAAGTCCAGCGCGGTGACGCCAAACTCGGGAAGCATGGCGAGGCCGACGCCGGTGAACCCTTTGCGCACGGCGGCGTCTCGAGCTGCGACGAACGTCACCAGCTTGGAGCGGTCGTCCGGGCCGCCTTGGCGCCCGTACCTGCGGCCGCCGTCGGCGTAGTAGGGGACTTTGAGCTGCTTGTCGGTGCCCGGCTGCGTCTCGTAGCGCCAGATCAGCCAGCCCTGCAGATCTCTCAGTTCGCTCGGCGCGACTAGGTCGCGGTTCTGCGGCGTGATCACGCTCACGTTAGTAGGCACTGGTCCCTCCCCGTCTGCCATGTCCCGTGGCCTGTCCCGATTAATGCGTAAATAGTTTTGCGATCTTGGCGTTCACTAATTTGATGCGCGGTATCTTGAGACGCGCCTCAATCTGCAGTGCACGGTCAACCGGCACCCAGCCGCGCTTCTGCCAGTGATACACAACCTGATGCGAGACCTTGAGTAGCTTGGCCAGCGCAGTCGCGCCGCCCGCCGCCTCGATGGCGCGGTCAATCCCAGTCGTCATGCTGATACTGCTCCGTGGTAGGTGTGCCCGGCGCGGACTATGCTCCGCGCCGGGTGTTAAATGCAAGTGGTCGTTTGCAACGTCTACTGGCGTATACGCACGCATACGCACGTATACACACGTCTACGCACGGCTACGGACAGCCTTCTTGGTCTTGCCGGTGCGGACCTTGTTCTTGCTGCCCTTGGGCCTGCCGCGCTTCTTGGGCGCGGTAACCGGCGCAGGCGTCGCGTCGTTGCTGCCGTCGGCGTACTCGATCCCCTTTCGGCGCATGTCGTAGACGACGGCGGCAATCAAACCCACAAGGGCTAGTAGTCCGCCCAATAGGAGGTAGGCGACGATGTTCGTGATCATGTGCGGCTCTTTCTCTTCGGTTGCGGCAGAGTTATGGGGGCGGTGCCGGGCTGCCACCCGATGCGTTTGAGGTGCTCGCGCAGTTGTGTGTTCTCGTGTTGCAGCGTGCGGGCGATGTTCTCCCAGTGCGGCGTGCCCCCCACCGGGAAGAGCAGGGTGATGGAGCGAGCGCAGCGGGGCGCGAACGTGATGTGTCCTCGCTCCTGCAGGGCTGTGAGGTAGCGCGAGATGGAGGCCTTGGAGCGATACTCCAAGGCGGTCTGCATCTCGGCGTACGTTGGGGACACGCCCTTCGAGGCGATGAACGTGCCGATGTAGTCGAGCATGCGCCGCTGCGCCCGTGTGAGGCCGTTCACTTCGGCTCCTCCGCGCACTCGTGCAGGACGGCGCTGTAGCCCGCGATGTCAACGCAGGCGTCTGTGTGCGGCGTGACCAGATACCGAGCGACCTTGAGCTGGATCATGCAGAGTGCGACTTGCGCCGGCGTGACGTCCACGCCCAGCACGGCCGACCAGAGCTGCGCCGTCTTGGCCATGTTGGCGGCGGCGGCGCCGTAAATGCGGCCGCGCTCGGCGATCGTGCGCGCGGCGTCTAGCAACATGTCAGATCCCGCGCTCATTTCACCACCCGGATTGCTCTAGTCGGCGTCTCGCTGGCGCGCCGGAACGGCCAGCCATTGCCGCTTCTGGGCGACGGCTTGGGGTAGCGTTGGCCCCACTGCATCTCGACGAACTCCACCTCGGTCAGGTCGGCTCGTATCTCGCGCAGGATCTCGCGCGCGTCTCTGTCGAAGTGTCTCACGGGGTGGTCTCCATCACGGCGTTGACGAGCTGCCATCCCCAGATGCGCTCCATGCTGGCGCGGCTCATGCCGCGCGAGCTGCTGTGGCGGATCAGGTCCGCCGACTTGGCGTGGCGCGACAGGAAGCGGTCGCGCGACAGTGCGGCGTGGGCGGCGCCGGCGGCGGCGCTCACGGCGTCCGCCGTGCCCCGCACCGAGGCCTTTACCGGGGCCCGGGGCGGGCTCGGGTCTGCGGCGGGCAGGGGCTGGGCGTATCTCACGCCGCGCTCAACCTCGGCGCGGAAGTTTGCAAGGCTGTGATCGTTAAACATTTGCGGTGGCCCCCTTCGGGAGTTTGGGTTTGGGATAGGCGACGTCGCAGTGCGTCTGGCAGTAGGGCTTGCCTGCGATCTTACGCGCGCCGCAGAAATAGTATTCTCCGCCCAGCGCGTTGTTGAGCGGCCAGCGGCAGTGGTGCTCCCTGAGATCCTCCATGCGCAGGAGGCTGGGGTCGGAGGGGTCGATCGTGTCGTGCGGCGTGGCCTTGATCGCGGCCGGCGGCACGAGGCTCTCCTGCGGCGCGCGCCAGCCGTAGGTTATGGAGTGCTGCTGCCTCGGCTTGGGCTGCGGCTTGGCCTTGGGCGGCGCCGACGACTTGGAGACGATGCTCTCCCCGCGCAGGCGCAGGCGGTGCAGCTTGCCCAGCACGGCATTGCGGGTGGTGCCACCCCCGAGGGCGTCCGCGATCTGCCCGGCGGATTTGCCTGCCGCCCAGAGGCGCTGCAACTTTGCGATGATGGGGCCTGTCCACGTGAAGGGCGTCGTCATTGCGCGCCACCCATCACGGCGCCCAGCAGCAGGGCGAGGCAGCATGCGGTGACCAGCAGGACGACGAGGCCGAGGCCCTCAGTCGCCGCGGACAGCAGGGAGCGCCAGAGGCCGCGCCGAGGCGGCGGCGGCTCGTACATGCGCGAGGGGCGGCCGAAATTGCGGTGTGTCACAGGTGGCTCCATATCAAAGTGGCGATGGCGTATATGCCCGCCCAGAACGCCGCCGCGACGACGAGCAGGATGAGGCAGCCAGTGGCTCCGATTCCGCCGAGGCCGTCGTTGTCGTTTTCGTGGCGCATGGTCAGGCCTCCGCCGTGGCGACGGCGTTCTCGTAGCCGTGGTCGCTCTCGAGGTACGAGCGGGCCCAGTTTGCGACCACGTCGGGGGGCGCGGCGGTGACGGCGTCGGGGTCGTCCTCGGCGAGACGCGCCGAGACCAGCCAGACGTCGGGGGCGGCGGGCGGCTCGTCATCGTAGCAGCGCGGGGCGGGCGCGTAGCCGAACTCAATCTCGATCGTGGGGTAGGCGCAGTCCTCGGTGGGGTGAGGCACCTCGATCTGCGTCCTGAGCATGTACGTCTGTGCGTTTGGCATGTTCGGTTGTCCCTGTTTAGCGTGTCGCTGATTCGTACTCTATGCCTGCAGCCGATGGGCTGCAAGCGGTTATTCCTTGGGGATTTCCTGCGGGCGGGGGTCGGCGATCAAGGGAAAGGGCAGCCAGCCGATTATCCGCTGGCGCTCTTCGGGCCCATCGTTCATTTGCACATCACTCCAGTCTGCGCTGAACCAGTAGGCCTCGGCCCCGTCGTCCTCAACGCAGCCCTGCTCCACGCCATAGCGGCAGGCGTACACCTCGAAGTCGCGCATCAGCATCAGGATGGGCGAGCCGTTGCGGGGTATGGTGCCCGGCGAGCGCCAGATGTGTTGCTTTGCCATGGCTCAGGCCTCCGCTTCGTTGAGCAAGTCCCGCGCCTCGTGCGGGTCGAAGCCCATGCGGACGAGCATCTGGAGGGCCTCCTGCCGCTCGAGATCTCCAGCGGCAAAGCGGCCGCAAATGTCCTCCTGCTGCTGGATGAAGTGGTCGGATGATGCGCTCATATCAAAACTCCGTCTGGTTTGGGTTGATCAGTTCAGTTTCGTCCCAGCGCCGGGCTAGATCCCGGGCGTTCTCGATCTTGGCCGCCTCGCCGATGTAGGAGCCGTCGGGGGCCCGGACGACCCAGCGGGGTGTGTCCTCGCCCGCGTGCTCGCGGCTGAC